GGAATCAGTGCTGTTAATCCATTTTAGAGTCTTATCAGTTGCACCTTTCAGCGTGATGCCGCCACCATCAGCAGTGGTATCGGTTGGAGTTGCAACAGAGCCCAGCTCAATGTTCTTGTCGTCGATCGTGACAGTCGTACTCTCAACAGTTGTGGTCGCACCACTAACAGTCAGATCACCAGAAATGGTGACGTTGCCGCTTCCATCAACCGTGACGCGCTGCGTCCCACCAGTGCTAATGCCAACCGTATCCGTACCAGCAAGGTAAACACCGTTTGCTTGGTCCGAACTGAACGCCAATGCTGGCGCAGCTGCCGTTCCGTCAGGCAGCGTGCGGAACAGGTTAGTAGCCGTAATCTTCTTTGTCTCGTCTGCGCTTACGTCAACGACAGGCACCACATCGGTCGCCGCCAGCGAACCAGCAGCGTTTAGATCGGTGATCTTGATATTCGACATGACGCTTACGTTTTGATGACGTACATCATGGCAATGTTACGCGGTCTGGCTTCGCCAGCAGCACTGTTATTCACCGTTACAGAGGTGCTAGCCGAAATAGTCGCATCACTGGTGCGATAAACAATGCCGCCACCGCTAGTTGAGCTTCTGGCATCGTATGGAAAGGTCCCTGTGCTCCGGTTAGTCCACCCACCTTGATTATTAGCTTGACCGCCTAGCTGGTCATCTCCTGGGTAAACGTGATTGTGCGATGACGGACTAATGCTTGTAGTCGCTGAAGCACTGTGGTTGTGCTGCTTGTTGTTGTCGCCTTGAGCTGTAGCGAAATTGCGTCCACTATCAACTCCACGAGAGTCGTCCCAACCACGCACAAACTCGCCACGGAGGTCAGGTAATTCGAACGTACTACTGCCATCACCTGCGCCGAACGCCGTACCGATTGCACTGAACAAATCAGCATAAGTTGTCCGGCTGACTGCAGCGCCGTTGCACTTCAAGTAACCGCTTGGCACATTGGTTGTTGCCATCAGGTGAACCGATCCAGTCGGCACAGCCTGCGGCAAAGCAGTAAAGCTCAGGTTGCCGCTGCCATCTGACTGCAGAACATCATTGGCATTTCCGTCACTGTCAGGCAGCGTTAGCGTGATGTCGCTTGCTGCGTTGGCTGGAGCTTGAAGCGCAACAAAGTTGCTGTTGCTGGTATCCCTAAACCTCAGCGCCTTGCGGTCACGGATCGTGATGCCGTTGCTGTCGAAGTGAGCACGGCGCGTTCCATCCGTAACGATGCTGAAATCATTAGCACTGTTTTTGAAGAATCCAGTGTCAGTGTCCCCGCTAAAGCGAACGGGCAGACTGCTCACCGTCCCTGCAGGAACAGTGACGTTGCCGGTAAACGTTGGGTTAGCTTTTAACGCAAAACCAAGGTTGGTCTCGGATAGCGTTCCAACGGTAATGAAAGCAGAGTCCGCAGCATTGCGGATCTTCAACGCATCATTAGTGGTATCAGCAAACCACATGAACGCTGTGGTGACTGACGGTTCAGACGATCCAGAGTTGTTACTGAACAGCGCGTCAAAGTTGTTGTTCAGGTCAGAACGGACCGAGCTACCGCTGGCGTTTTGGATCTGCTGGTCAGCTTGTGCCATTAGCCTCTCCCGTGTCCAACAGCGTTCCAACGCACCGTTCGTGATACACGAGCGGGAGTCGCACTCGCATCATAAACCGATACATCAAATCCGGTAGCGGAGAGATTTTCAATCTTGTAGAACTCGCCAGTGGCCTGAGCATTAAAGATGATGCCAACAGACGGGTCTACATAGAAGCCGTTGCCCGTCCCAAACGACACGGACACGTTGGCGCTAGTGCTGGTCGTCACCGTGCCAGACAATGTGCGGTAAGGCATCAATGCTTTGACGCGCAGCTGGTCAACAGAAATCTGTGCTGTGTTGTCTTTAGTCTCAAACTCAGCCTTTATCTCGAACGCACGGCACTTAATCTCTGCATTGTTGAAATGCCGCCAGCTTGTGAAATTTGAATCTGTGTAGCCGCCGCCAGGAGGTGCGTCCTCCGTTGTTCGCACATACAACTTGACATCGCATGTGGTTGGCGTCGTGCCGTCAAAATCAGTGATCGAGTCAAAGTCAGCGACGTTGTCGATCAAATTTGTGGCGGGGAAATAAGACCGAGCGCGAACCGTGCCTTCAAGCTTCAAGCTACCGACCTTGCTCAAGGTGAATGGATTGCCATTAAATAGATATTCACCAGTTGTGTGAAGCACTGAACCATTAGCGGACATTTCGATCTCTTGATCAACGCTGTCCACACTGAGGTTGGTTTTGTTCCCAGGGAACGTTGTATCCTCTGTGGCCGACAGGGCTGACACCTCTTCGGTGCTTTCAAGCTCTGGCTTGGTGTACTCGATCAGTGCAAAGTTTTGACTCTCGCGACCGCCAGAGTCAATGAACTTCATTGAGTACGTTCCAGATTTCAAATCTGCGTAGGCTTCCGTTGCAGACCCTGCAATCTCTTCAGAGATGCTGGTCGAGTTGCTCCAAGTGACGTTGGAGGTATTCGGCGAGTGGCGCAATCTGACGTGGCCGCCGTTTCGTACATCAAGGTCGAGAGCCTGTCGCCAAGTCAACTTGGCCTGCCCGTTAACCGGGATCATGTCGAAATTGATGTAGTTAGCGTCAGAAAGAGTTGTAATCAGTTGCGGTGGAGCGGTCTTGCCTGCAATCGCAAAGCTATTAGTCGTGATGGTGCTGCCCTTATTTAAGTAGTTTCTCGCTTGTATTTGTACGTGCAAAGTGCCCGCCCGAATGTCACGAATAGTAATTGACGGCGATGCAGTCACCAGTGTCGTGAAATTGTCATTGTCAACACGATACTGAACCCTAAATTCACTGATGTTGACGCGATCATGCTCCCAACTGACTGACGCGCCAACAAACACACCTTGCCCAGTTTCGTACAAGAACTCTTCAACAGCAATAGAGCTAACAGGGTTTGGAATAGCAGAAAGATTTGTAATATCTCGGTTAGTTAGTTGAGTGTTAGATTCAACCGCGCTGTAAATGCTGGCGTTGTAAGCCGCTGCGCTCACGCCGTAAATACCATCTTCAGTCTCAGAAACAGAAACAACCCTGAATTGCTGCGACTGAATGTCAGACGTTTGCACCAAAAACACCGAACCAGCCGTAGGCGTTTGACTAAACGCAGATGTCACGTCAATCGTTGCAGTTCCATTGGCTTGTGGCTGAATACCACCTGCCGGGATGTTGCGTGTTTCAGCGATACCGCTGGGAAGCATGACTGACACCTTTGGACTGTTAGTGGCTGTGGCTACGCTCTGCGTTAGGTTCGTGCTGCTATCAACAGTTAACTGAGTTGTCGTGGCGGAACGCACGCGACCACTGCGCCTAACACCAGCCCTGACAGGATCAGCAATGTCCACAACTTGCCCAGGACGGAGGACAATTCCACTTTCAATGCCAACTGCAAACTGACAGGTTTCAGTCAAGTTTTGTTCTGACAACAGGGTCCATTTGCCGATTCTGTGCGCCTGCCCTTGGCTATAGCAGCCAACAGCTTTGATGTCTTTATTGATGATGCCGTACTTCGCCACAGCGTCATGATCCTCAACATATTCAAACTCTGTGTCGCCTTGCGTGTCGTAGTTTTGATAAGCAACCGTTGCAACTGTGTGGCGAGCTTTTTGCGATGTGCCGGTGTAATTAAACAAACCGTCAATCACGTTTGACGGGCCAAGGGTGTAACTAGAATCAGTCGGCTTGTCCTGGTTTAACACCAAAGAACCTGCGCCGTAATAGGCAATGCCTCTAAAAATAGCTGTCATTTCTTGAATGACGTTGTAAACCTCAGCGCGACTGTTAATCAACATGTTGAGGCTAAAGCGCGGCTCTTGACCGCCTTTGCCATCGTCTACGAGCTGATTACAGTATTGACTCACGGAGAAAAAATCATACCGATCAAGCGTTGCTTCAGGCACTCCTGCGCCATATCTTTCGCTAATTAACAAGTCATACAAACACCAAGCCGGATCGTTTGTCCATGTTGCAGCTTGAAACTGGCCATTCCAGACCCCGGAATACGTGATCCGTCCCAAGTGTGTGGTCGTGTCTACAGTCGCGTTGCTTGGGATCTTGACCTTGATCCCGCGAATCAGATATTGACGGCTCGGAATACTTTGGAAGTCACGAGAGTCAAAGCGAAGCGCAACTAACGCAGAGTTTGGATAGCTTAGTTTCTCGTCGATTATCTCTGTGTAACTCTGAAAGATCGTTGTACTTGCTTTCTTTGAACTTGTCTCGTCAGCACTGACCCGTATCATGCGAACCTGCACGTTTGTGCTACTAGTCAAATTAATCATGTAATCACGCTGATAACGGTTGCTGCTTTTACCGCTAATTGTGTCGTTAATGACGTCATTAAACCCGCCGCCATCATATTGAATTTGTATTTTAATTTGAACGCTGTGACCAACAATATCGCCATCCTCTTCAATTACTTGAAGACTAGGGATGGTTACAGTTACGCGCAGGCGATCGACGCCTGTTCCCAGTACGTTGCGGGTTACAGAAGTGCCATTCGTCACCACAACGCTTACGGCTCTCTCGACTTGCTGCGAACCAAAATCACCCGGAATGTGCGTCTGGCCTTGCGTGCCATTGCGCGTGATGACGCTGTAGCCAGAAAAGTTATTGCTGCCGTCAGTATTTTGTACTGGGGTGTTGTCTAGAAAAATGCTTTTGTTGCCATTGTCTAGACCTTGAATCTCTCCCTCGCTGATTAAATCAAGAACGTTGGCAAATTGAGTTGACTGCAGAGTGTCGTCAGCCTCAGTCGGCGTGCGACTTCCACCTCCGCCACCGCCTTTGCCACCGCCGCCACCAGCGCCTTGAACGTACTTGGTCTGTGTCATGCCTGTTTCTGATCAACATCAAGGCCGCTGGATAGCACTGCCGATCCAACGAACACACGTCCATAGGCTATTGGCACAGGCAAGCCTTGCTTAGCGGTGTTGACCACATTATTGAAAACGAACGACTCAAGCTTGGCAGCCTCAGCACCACGCTCCAAACCGGTTTCAGGTTGAGGCGAAATGACTTGAGCAATACCCCCTAAAAGTAATGCACCGCCAAATAGTCCTACTTTCGTCACCAGTGCGCCACCCAAACCAAGACCAAGGCCAGGGATGAAAACTGAAGCAGCTATGATCCCAAGTCCTGCAAAGATTTGACCAACACCGCCACCCGCACCAGCGATAACAGGTGTAATACTAAAAACCTCGCGATCGCTAAACGGCATGAACAAAGGAGACATGTCTTGTTCAGTCACTTTTTCTTTGCTTATTGATACGCGATAACCAACGCCGTCTTGCTCACTATCAATCAACCACTTCTCTAGTCCTGGGAAATTGACGCACAGCGCCTTGATGGCTTGCGCTGGCGTGGTCACATCAAACTCAAACCGGCATTGACCAAGCCGTTTACGCAGAGCGCCGTAGACCTTAACTACCTTCAAACCTCCGTTCATGCCTCAAGGCGCAGGCGGTGCTCTTTCCATAGTAGCCGCCATAAAGGTCACGACTAGAGAGCCTGCCTTGGACGTGATGCAAAACCTGCTGATCCCCCATATAAATCGCCGCATGGTTTGGTACGGGTGACACAAGGTTCATCAGGATTAAGTCACCGCGCTGCACCTCTTCCACTGGGATCTTGCGGAATCCTTCTTTGCTGAAGTTGTCCAGATACAGGTTTTCACCGTGGTCCCACCACTGATCTCGCCGGTCATAATCACGCAGCTCGATACCGTATTCCCTCGCGTACCAATCGCGGACAAGGGTGTAGCAGTCCACAACACCGTGAACAAACTCCCGCCCGACATACGGCAGCTCAAACCCTGCTGGCTCGCAGTAGCCCCATGCCTCAGTGTTTGGGTTGACGATGAACCACGGCAGCTCTGATTTCTCACAGGCCACCTGGTCAGCTGTGGACGGCTGAGGGTTAGTGATCGGATGGCTGTGAATGATCGCAACCACTTCGCCTTGATCTTCTACAACATCCCAGCCACTAAGGACAAAGTGCTCATCAGGTGTCTCAGCAATGTTTTGGCACGGGAAATACTTGCGCCGTCCTTTAACCACGCAACTAAACCACAAGACTCACGGGGCGCTTCAGCCTTGGCGTGCTCCAAAATCTCAGCCTTCATAGCCGCTGACAACTGCATTACTTAGTCAGACCAGCTCCAGGGAACGAGCCAAAGGGCAGCTCAGCATTATCGCCAAAACGGCACTTGCAACTAGCGATACGTTTGCCGCAAACGTCGTCAGCATCAGTTGTCACACCATTATTGTTGACATCAAAACGAGTGTAGTTGACACCGGCAATCGTCTTACCAGGCCCAGTAGCGGGGTTGTAACCGCACTCCGACGACTTGTAAATCCATTGGCAAACGTTGGCGATGACTTGACGCTTAGGCAGTTTTTGACCGGCCAAATCAAACTTGCTGGCTAGCTCAAACGTAACCGCATCGCGTGACTCGTTGGCTTTGCGATCGATGAACCAACGTTCTTGCGGAAACTGTACGTTTGGATCAGGCACTCCACTTGGATTGCCAACGGTAGGGAAATTAAATACGGTGCCACCTTGAGTGGTCAAGGTGTTTCCACTTTGTGTAATGGCACTGTTATTAAAACGGAAGTTAATGTCATCCAGATACTTTTTCAGCGTACGGATGCGCTTAACCTCCGCCCCGCCAAGGTCGTTTCCCGCTGTTGTTTTATTAACCAGCGCAAGCAGCACCGTCATTGTGCTGTCTATGTTGCTGACAGTCAGCGTTGGACGAGGCAACGTCCCGGTGCTGGTGTACTCAAATCCCTCTGCTTTAATTGGCAATCGCGTATATTTGTTTCCGTTAAACACAACGTTGATGTCTTGATTGCGATCGTTTTTACTCATGCCAGCATGAAACCGATACACGTCTGAACTGCCATGCAAGCTGCTGTCTAAGTGCAGCTCAAAAAGCTCAATCACAGCACTAGGCGCGAGCTGCAACAGCTCGTCGTAGACCATGCTTATTGCGGTCCAGACACATGTCCCGTCTGTGACGGTGCTAGCTATATCTGTCGGCCAAGCCGGTTCTGAGCTGCCTGATGTCCCGGCAGTGGTGCAGCGAAACCACAAGCCAGTTCCCAGCGTCGTCGTAGCACGACGAACATCTCCGACAGAAAATGCGGTACTAGCGGCCCAAGCTGCAACTGCCATTACGGTTCAAATACTTGACGGAACGTTGCTTGAATTGTGGCGCGGTTTAAGAACGGGATCGACTTACTCCACGTCTCACAGACAAATGTCGAGCTTTGAGTTTCCCCCGGTGGCGTGAAGTTAAATTTTTCCATACTGTTTGTTGCTCGTGCATCTAGAAATGCCTCGATGGTGTCGGCGTCAGCCTCTGATACCTGAAACGTCAGGTTGTAGACCTTGGGATTTTGATTCAGGCCAAAAGTTAACCGAGCCTCGTAGCCGTCAGAAAATTGCACCTTGCGAAAGTTTGGTGCGCTGCTTTTTTGCACCCCATAGGTTGGATTGATCGACGGGAAATCAGCCATTAGCTTGCGAGAAGACCTCCAGGACGTTTTTGCTTGATAAGCTCTTGCTGGACAGCAACGCCGATCGCCGTGCCAAGTTGCGAAGCCTGATCAGCGTTGCCCTCAACATTAGAACCAGAAGCATCGACGTTTACGGTCACGTTAGCCCCGCCCATTGCATGGTTCGGGACAATCGTCCCAGCGCGATCAGGGACGAACAACTCGGGACCACGTTCTCCGACAAGGGCAGCTTTACCAACTGCTGGACGACCACCATTGGCAAAAGCACCAGAAAAATCGAGACCAGAAGTCAATACGTCAGGAGAGGTAAAAGTAGTGCCACCACCTCCACCGCCAAAAATGTTGAAGCCCTTCAACGCATTAAGGAGCTGCTGCTGAATAATCAGCCTTGCCATCTGCTTAAGAACACCGGCAAGTGACTCGCCAAGTGATTTAGTCCCCTCTACCGCATCCAAGATTGAATCAACGATGCCGTTGCGGAAGGTGGTATTTAGCTCTTCGTATTGACTCTTTTGTTCTGCAATCGCTTGCCTCAGTTCATCTTGATGCGCCATTTGGGCCTCAAACCCTTCAGCGGCTTTTTCAATGTCTTTTGCGCGTTGATCAGCGATTTCTTTATCAATTTTGAAAATTTCTTGCCTGAAATTATGTATTGCCTCTTGGAGTGCATCTTCTCTTTCGACAGGCAACAAGTTGCTTTCAGCTATTTTTTGCTTCTCAACCATTAACTTCAAGGTTGCCGCCAACCGCTGTTGCTCACCCTCCTGAGCCGCTCTTAGTTGACTGTTGAGGTCAGCCAACCTTTGAGACATGTCAACTCTGTCGCTATCTTTTGTCTTTTTGCTGGAATCAGGCTTGAACCTTCCTCCAGCGTCAGGCTTATCAGCAGGCAATGTTGCAGCACTTGGGGGCAGCTGACCAGGGACTGCACCACGCACAATGGCAACTCGCCTAGCCAATTCACGCTCAAGGACTTCTGCTCTAAACGCTTGTGCTTCTTGGGAAAATATATTGAAACCAAACTTTTCTCTTGTTTGCAATGTTGCCGCTTCGTTGGCAGCTTTTTGTGCAGCCGCAAGTGCCCCACCAGTTGAGATATTTTCAACGATATTCCCAACAGTTTTTGCGACTCCTGCAAGTAACTCACCGATAAATCTGATAGCAGGTTCAAGTTGCCTTATAACAGTGCCAAGCTCTTTCATTGAATCAGCAATAGCAGGCACAGAGCTTTCAGATATTGCAACCTGTGCGTCTTGGACTGCGTTTTGAAAATCTTTGATTTTTGCCGATGGGCCTTCTAATGCTTGCGCAAGCTGACCAGCTCCTTCACGCTCTACGCGACCAAGTGCAGCAATGACAATTTCACTTGTGATTTGCCCTTCTTCGCCAAACTTTTTAAGGGCACCGACAGTCGTACCCATTTCAGTTGCGATTGCCTGAGCAATCAATGGAGCTTGTTCAAGAATTGAATTAAGTTCTTGGCCTCTGAGTACGCCGCTGCCAAGAGCCTGACTCAACTGCAAGAATGCACCAGCTGATTCAGATGCAGATGCTCCGGCAAGAATCGTGGCAGTGTTGAAGCCAGCAAATGCAGTTTCAATCGTCTGCATTGATAGCCCCATCGGGCGCAAGCGTGCAATCAAGCGCGAAAGCTGAACGTTGGCTTCTGTCTGACTCAGATTAAATTTTTCAGCTGCACGCCTCGCAATATCTTGTGCCTGAGCTGTTTCTCCAAATCTTTGCGTCAGTAGCCGCAAACGACGCTCTGAATCATCTCGCCTAATTCCTGCTTGCAACGTCGCCTGTGCTGCACGAACAAGGCCAAATGCAACAACGAGTTTGCCTAACCCAGCGGCAAGTCCTCTATTTCTAGACACGGCTTGATCTGTAGTGCCATTTGCAGATCTCAGCTTTGCCTCAAACCTGTCAATTTCTGCGCCAAGTTTGTTATACAAACTACCGTTAAATTTGACCCTTACCTGCAAATCACGCAGCGCTTTTATTTGCGAGCGCATTGCCTGCTCGCTATTCCTGACTTTTGCTGCTAAAACCCCTTGGACTTGAGAAAGTTTTGGAAGACTTTTTTGAGTAGCCTCGACACTAGCCTTTACTTCTCTAGAGGCTTCTGTGACTTTTCTGAGGACATCTTGTGTTTTTTCAAAGCTTTGGCTGGCTTTATTTGCAGCCTTCGTTACTTGCCGCAGAGGGTTGACGGCATTTGCGACCTTAACGACTAGCTCAACTGTCGATGGTACGGCCACAAGAAACCTCCCAGTCTCCTAATACTACCGCCGTCTGTGCTTGGCGCGATCCATTGCTTTCTCCTCTTCCTCACGCTTGATCTCGTAATACGCAGCAAAATGCACAAGCTCCGCATCGGTCAACTCCGTACGAAGCCTGCTCACAGTCATCCCCAACTCGCAGGCCAGGTGAAACTCAAACAGAGTCCACTTGTCCTGCTTTAGTCGTTTTTTGCCTCTTCCATGTCGGTGTCTTCACCAATGCCAAACAAGAACAACTCAATCTCGTTAAGCACGCTCTCAGGCAGCTGTCGCTGGAGCTTGGCAGCATCAGCAGAAGCAAAGGCTTTTGCGCCATCCTCAAGCTCAGCCATTTGACACAGCATCTGCGTGCTGATGTCCAATGCTTCTTCAGTCCCGGCAAGGCTCTGAGCTTTTTTGCGATCGGCCCGAGTGATCGGCTTGAAGAACAAATCAACAACCTTTTGGCCGGCCGCGTTCTTCAATTCAAACTTGCGACGCTGGTTGAGGTCAAACGCCCCAACCAGCAAGTCAACGGTTCGATTAGATGCAGGCATTAAAGCGAAACATTTATCGCTCAAACTATAGCCTTATCACTGCAAGTTAGAAGTGATAGCACCAGAGGTGATGAAATTGCAGCTAGCAACTACCAACTCACCAACAGTGGAGGTGATCTCCATGTCGGTAACAATCCCAGCAAACTTCAGCGAGTCTGTTGTGGTCGTAGTGCCAGTAGTGAACAACTCAAACTGGGCGTCAACGGCATCGCTGGCCTTGAACACGTCCTCAATCAGTTCAGGCTGGTTTGTGGCATCAGGATCGTAAACAATCTCAATCGTTCCTGAGCCGCTAGTCAGGCCACCAATGAATGACCGCGAAGTTGCACCATGCGCAGTCACGTCATAGGTCTCTTTGGTAGCTGTAAAGCTCCAGCTACGAGTGCCAACAACAGTGGCGAGTGTGCCTGAACCAGTTTCAAACTGGACAGTTCCTTGTTCTCCGCGAAGGGTGGCCATGGTCAGAGTTCCTCGATAGATTCAAAGGTCACACGGACCTGAGTTTGAAAGTAGCCCTCGGGAGCTGGTGAAGCCAGTACCTCTGGACCGATTGAAGCGTCGAAGAAAACCCCCGACACGATGACCCTATTGTAAAGGTCTCGAACGCGCTTTCCAATCACATAATTTGCTCCCGGTCCTGTGCCTTTGGGCGTGAATATGTTGATCACGATTTGGCCCAAGATTCTGTTGTAGCCACTGCTGGTCAAGCCATGACCCAAGTATTCATTAGTACCGAAGGACGTAAGACACTGCACCCATGAAGACCCTGGAGTGGGCTCATAGGCCATGTTGTGAAAGACCACGGGAATAACAGGGCTGCCAGCCAACTCCGTCGCTAGACGGCCTTCAATCGTTGATCTGATGGTGTTGAGATCTGCCGCAGCCATCAGACTCCCCCTGTTATGCGCCTCAGAATTCTAGAAAGGCGCGTTTCAATGATCTCGTTCATGATGTTTTCCGGGTAGCGCTTAACGACTGGTGGCGTGCCTGTGGTCTTCGGAGGGCTGCCTTTACCCGGCGCATATTTGCCCTTCCAAGAAGGCGGCATGGACTCCCCGAACATCACAGCAGGCGCGTAGTCCTGCGTGTTTGATCCGTTGGGGTTGAGTTGTGAACTGACGTAGACACGGCCCGTGAACCGATCAACAGACTCCTTACGCCATGAGTTGATCAAAGTTCCAGTTACAACCGGCGTTCCAAGCCCCGGCGGGCTTTCTGTCCTCAGCTTGACCAACAACTCATCAGTCAACGACAGAACCAGCTTTTCAATCTGACGCTCAAACAGGTCCCCGATTTGATCAACAGGGATATTCCGGCTGACGCTGATGGGCTTTGGTGGACGCGCCATCGTTATGCCCTCAGCACAAGCTCATAGGTAATGGCTGTGTTGTCGTGATCAATCGTCTGCACCTCGACGATTTGATGCACCACGCTGCTGATCACCACCCGATCTTTAGTCTCCGGCGCAGTAGCAAGCTCCTTAGCCGCAACAATCAATCGCTTGTCACTGGCCTGCACAAGCTCATTCACCTCGCTCTGAGCGATGTTCTGCACCACACCTTTGATGTTGGTGTCGCTTTCCGTTTCGGCTATTGCACCAGTCGTCGTGTTGTAACTGCCAGCCGTCACATACCGGATCGTCACATCAGCGCCCAACGCCTCAATGACGTTATCGGCAACCTTTTCAAGCGACTGAGCAAGTCCCATCAGAGGTTATAGGCAAGGCAAGCACCGCTGGTCAAAGTGATGCTCGTGATAATTCCGCAGATGTAGGTGTCAGCCACAAAGGTCTCACCGGCCAAACTGTTGCCGGTTGCGTTCTTTACCGTGATCGCACTAATCACGGTGTCTTCCTTGAAGTACACCTTGCTGAACCTGCCGGTGTGTGCAGCGGTGTCAGAGATGAACTCGAAGCCGCCTGAGAGGTCTGCGTACATGGTCAGCTCCGTTTGATAGCAATGTTGCCTGGTCCACTAATTCTAAGACCCGTCAAGTACCTTTCAAACATCGGCGGAACGTGGTCAGCACCAACAGCACCAGCCTTGTCGGGCGTCACATCAATGCTGCCGATCTTGACGTTTTTGTAATCGTTCAAGCCACTCAGGCTGATGCCGTCCGTGTTGTTCTTCAAGTAGACGGCCAGCTCAATTTGCGCTCGCTTGATTTGATCCGGGATCTCAGTATCGGTGTAGTAATCAGCTGAGATGCGGAAAGGAAAGCCAGTGGCGTACGTGTTGACGTAAGTATCGGGCTTTCGCACGCCAGTACGCGGCCATTGTCTTGCTTGCGTATCAGTGGCCCGAGCACCTAAAAATCGCTCACGGTCCAGCCGCTCAGCTGCTGCAGCTAATGCTCGATTACGAGTGTCATCAGTACCGGTGGTCCACTTGTCCACATCGGTACTTGAAATCATCGCCTCGACGAACGTGTTCGCCTCAGTCAGCGTTATGTAGCTGTTGGCGTTTGCGCCGCCCGCTGTTGCGTCGATTGTTACTGCCATCGGGCGTCACAGTAGAAGTCTTTTTGGTCGGCTTTTCAGGAGCGGAGACTGCCGCTTGTGCAGCAGCCTCACGTTCCTTCATCCGCCTAAAGGCGAAGAGACCCATTAGGAGCTTGCGCCCTTCAGAGCCACAAAGCTCAGCACGATGGCTTCGCTAGCGGTCGAACCAACGTTCGCCACAGTGATCTTGAACGAGCCAGCAGCGATGCTGTTGGCCTGAACCAGATAGCTGCCAGCAGTACCGGCAGAGCTGTGGTTGACCACCACCACGTCAGTGGCGGCAATCTTGTCGTTGTTGACCTGGAAGGTCACCTCAGCAGCGCCAGCAAGCTCAGCGCCGTTCATGGTGATCTGACCGGACTCTGTGTTGAGAGTCACGGCGGTTCCTTTGTTGGTGGCCTGGGTCACAGTGCCGCCAGTGGTCGGGCCAATCAGAGAGCCCGCTGTTGCCTCAAAAATGGATGCCATGGTTAGTTACCTCCTCAATCCAGAGCGCTGGTGGTGGTAATCCGCACGATGCCAATGTTGTTGGTCTCGTACACCTTGGTCCAGTTACCCACGGTTTCCAGTTGTGCCCGGGTGGGGTTGGAAACGGAAGTGGAGAACGAAGAACCGATCGGGTGATACACGTAGTGCAGATCAATCGACATCGCATCCGATTTGGC